TCCTCCCAAGCCTGAGAGACAAACTCACCTGCAATGCGACGTGAAGCCTCCTTCACTGCCTTTGTTACATGCTCGACCCTCCGAATCTCCCAACCTAGTGGTATCCGTACCTCCTCGCGCTGTCTGGGAGACAACGGTAACGGATCCTCTTTTTCAAGAGAGAGATACCACGCCTCTCTTTTCCACAGGTTGGTACGAGCGAGAGCCCCGAACGGGACGAGCATATCTAGTCCTCGGGTAATCGAACGCCGCGACGCCACCACATAGCGCGAGTTCCACCTCAAGAATTCCTCCGCCAACACCTCAAACCGGGCCTTCCCACAAGGAAAGTCTTTACGGACTCTCCACCACCGGCCGGCAAGAGATGCAACGGGATCGTCGGGCTGACGGTACCCGAAGGCCGTTGACCTCACAGAGGGAACGAGCTTCGCGCACCGTGCACCCGACTCAAATAAACGGGAATTCAAAGAGAAGAAACGACGATGAACCATCGTCTTACCCCTGGACAGGACTAGTCCAGATCCTAACACTCCTTCCTCCCACCGACGACGTACGGACTCAGGAGCCCGAAAGACGATATCGTCGCCATTGATGCGCACGGGTGCATCTTTGGTACCCTCTCCGCCAAAATACCTAAAAGCGAGGTAATTGACAAGACAGAGCAACGGGAAAGAAAGTAGGTTACCCATCAACTGCCCCGATCTCTGCACAACTTGGCGCTTGACAACTCCTCCGACAACTTTTTCAAGACGCAAAGACTGTGAATCCAGAGCCAGCTTCTTCACATGATCTGGTACCCAAGTGGCACCCCTGAGTACTGCCTGCAGAATTACCTTCTGCACGTAGTAGTTCAGGTTGTCAGTAGCACTCTCGTAATCGCCACTAACAAAGACCTCACCCTCCTTGGTAGTGAAGTTTTTAAAGCTGGGTCCGGTCGCTTCACCCCGCAGAAGCCAAGAGAAACGGGACAGACGGTTGTAGATAGCGGAATGTAAAGGACGAAGGATGTTCATCTCTATGTCCGAAACAGAGACAATCCTCCACTTCCCGCCAGTCTCGACTAAAGTAACACGAGACGGACCTAGATCGACGGAGTGTGACTCTGATAACACTCGTAGAATATAAGACTGGTGATCGTCCCACTTACCAGTCTCGCTCGACCTAAGACCTCTACAACCTCCTTCCGACCGATTGTTCTGGGTACAAGCAGACGTTGTAAGAACGGAGTTCAACGCCGCTTGCGGATAGGCGACACTATCCCACCCATCCGGAAACATCTTCCGGGTAGCTCTCTGACAATAAGCAAG